ACCGGATGGCCGCGCGATTTTTCCCCCCCCTCGCGCGCACGCTCCTCTTTAATTTGAATTAAAGCGCCCACTTGCGCTATCGTCCAATCATTTTGCGCCTGACGAGTCTAGATATTTGCAACAACTTGGGCCCTAAGTTGTTGATTGGTTATAAATTAAAGAGGCTTTGGCCCACTGTCTTTAACTCAAAATGCCTAAGCGCGATCTCCCATGGCGCTCGATCGCGGGAACTTCAAAGGTTAGCCGCAATGCTAATTATTCTCCTCGTGCAGGAAGTGGGCCAAGAGTAAACAAGGCCGCTGAATGGGTTAACAGGCCCATGTACAGAAAGCCCAGGATCTACCGGATGAGGAGGACTCCTGATGTGCCCAGAGGCTGTGAAGGGCCTTGTAAGGTCCAGTCCTATGAACAGCGTCACGATATCTCACATGTCGGTAAGGTTATGTGCATCTCCGATGTGACACGTGGTAATGGGATCACCCATCGTGTTGGTAAGCGTTTCTGTGTTAAGTCTGTGTATATCCTCGGTAAGATCTGGATGGATGAGAACATCAAGCTCAAGAACCACACGAACAGTGTTATGTTCTGGTTGGTCAGGGACCGTAGACCGTATGGCACGCCAATGGATTTCGGTCAGGTGTTCAACATGTTCGACAACGAGCCCAGCACTGCTACGGTGAAGAACGATCTACGAGATCGTTACCAGGTCATGCACAAGTTCTATGGCAAAGTGACAGGTGGACAGTATGCCAGCAATGAACAGTCTATAGTGCAGAGATTCTGGAAGGTCAACAATCATGTGGTGTACAACCACCAAGAGGCTGGCAAGTACGAGAATCACACGGAGAACGCTCTGTTATTGTATATGGCATGTACTCATGCCTCTAACCCTGTGTATGCAACGCTTAAGATTCGAATCTACTTCTACGATTCGATAACGAATTAATAAAATTTAAATTTTATTGAATGATTTTCCAGTACATAGTTGACATACGATCTGTCCGTTGCGAATCGAACAGCTCTAATTACATTGTTAAGACTAATGACGCCTAATTGATCTAAGTACATATGCACTAAGTGCTTAAGTCTAGCTAAATAGATCGGCCCAGAAGCTGTCATCGATGTCGTCCAGACTTGGAAATTCAGGTAAGCTTTGTGGAGATGCAACGCTCTCCTCAGGTTGTGGTTGAACCTTATCTGTACGTGGTAGACCCTGGTCCTCGTGTATAACGGTTCCTCTACTCGGTACATCTTGAAATAGAGGGGATTTTCGATCTCCCAGATATAGACGCCATTCTCTGCCTGACGTGCAGTGATGAGTTCCCCTGTGCGTGAATCCATGCCCGGTACAGCCTATGTGAAAGTATATGGAGCACCCGCACTCCAGATCAATCCGCCTCCTCCTGATGGCCCTCTTCTTGGCTTGCCTGTGTGCTGYCTTGATAGAGGGCGGATGTGAGGGTGATGAAGACCGCATTCTTGAGAGTCCAGTTCCTGAGAGCTGAGTTTTCCTCTTTGTCCAGGAAATCTTTATAGCTGGCACCCTCACCTGGATTGCAAAGCACGATTGATGGGATCCCTCCTTTAATTTGAACTGGCTTGCCGTATTTGCAATTTGACTGCCAGTCCTTCTGGGCCCCCAGAAGTTCTTTCCAGTGCTTTAGCTTTAGATAGTGCGGTGCGACGTCATCAATGACGTTATACTCCACTTCGTTCGAATAGCACCGGGCATTGAAATCCAGGTGTCCACTAAGATAATTATGTGGGCCTAACGCACGAGCCCACATCGTCTTCCCTGTCCTCGAGTCACCCTCTACTATGAGACTAACAGGTCTTTCCGGCCGCGCAGCGGAACCTCTCCCAAAATAATCGTCCGCCCACTCTTGCATCTCGTCCGGCACGTTAGTGAAAGAGGAGAGGGGAAACGGAGGTTCCCAAAGCTTTGGAGGCTTACTGAAAATCCTATCGAGGTTACTGGATAGGTTGTGAAACTGAAAGAGATACTTCTCCGGCAGCTTCTCTTTGATGATTTTCATAGCCTCCTCCTTTGTTCCAGAGTTCAACGCCTCGGCGGCTGCATCGTTAGATGTCTGCTGACCTCCTCGAGCACTTCTACCGTCGATCTGGAACACCCCCCATTCGATGGTGTCGCCGTCTTTCTCGACGTAGGACTTGACGTCGGAGCTGGATTTAGCTCCCTGAATGTTCGGATGGAAATGTATTGACCTGGTTGGGGACACCAGATCGAAGAATCTGTTATTCGTGCAGTTGTATTTCCCTTCGAACTGTATGAGCACGTGGAGATGAGGCTCCCCATTCTCATGAAGTTCTCTGCAGATCTTGATGAACTTCTTGTTCACTGGAGTATTTAGGTTTTGTAATTGGGAAAGTGCTTCTTCTTTAGTAAGAGAGCACTGGGGGTATGTGAGGAAATAGTTTTTGGCTTTGATTGAGAAAGAACCCTTTCGTGGCATATTTGTAAATAAGGGTGTTCCCCCGATAGCTCTCTCGCTCAAACTTCCTATGAATTGGGGGAACTGGGGGAACTTATATAGTAGAAGTTCCTAAAGGCAATGCAACACGTGGCGGCCATCCGTTATAATATT